TTTGAGCTATTTATAAGAAATAATTACGACACTATATTTATAGTATATGGCAAATGGTAAAACATATGGAATAGCATTCCCTTTTAATATTTCGAATGAGGGGAAATATTTGAGATTAACTCAAACCTCCAACGACGAGATAAGAACGGATTTGATTCACTTATTATTGACTCGAAAAGGGTCTCGATATTTTTTGCCTGATTTTGGTACAAGATTATATGAATTTATCTTTGAACCAATGGACTCACCAACATTTAATAACATTGAATCCGATATTAGAGAATCTTGTGAAAAATATTTACCACAATTAAAAATAACAAACATATCTATAAAGGCGGCGTCAAGTGAGGAAGAAACTATCGTTGTTACAACAACAGGAAATGCTATTGATAGACAATTTACTATGCCAGGGTTGAATACTGCTGAGTATACTGCCAAAGTTAGAATTGACTATACTGTAACAGATGATGTGTTTGGGTCGAAAGATTTCGTAATACTTAATATTTAACTAATATGGCAGAAAAGAGAATATCATATACCGTAAGGGATTTCCAAGCAATAAGGACTGAATTAATTAATTTTGCAAAACTCTACTATCCTGAGTTAATTGACAATTTTAATGACGCATCGGTATTTTCGGTGTTATTAGATTTAAACGCCGCGATATCGGATAACCTACACTATCACATTGATAGAAGTATTCAAGAAACTGTTTTACAGTATGCTCAACAAAAATCATCAATTTTTAATATCGCTAGAACTTACGGTTTAAAATTACCGGGTCAGAGACCTTCAGTTGCGTTAGTTGATTTCTCAATTACCGTTCCTGCTAACGGAGATAAAGATGATGAAAGATATGAAGGTATATTAAGAAGAGGAAGTCAAGTTATTGGTGCTGGCCAAGTATTTGAAAATGTCACGGATATTGATTTTAATTCACCATACAATTCACAAGGATATCCTAATAGATTAAAAATACCTAATTTTGATGGTAATAATAATTTAATAAATTATACAATCACTAAAAGAGAATTAGTCGTTAATGGAATTACTAAAGTTTTTAAACAGGTAATCACTCCTAATGACGTTAGACCTTTTTATGAGTTATTTTTACCTGAGAAAAACATTTTAGGTGTAACTGCCGTTTTACAAAAAGATGGCACAAACTATGCAAATGTCCCATCAAGCCAAGATTTCTTATCGTCAGTTGGTAAGTGGTATGAAGTAGACGCTTTATCTCAAGATAGAGTTTTTATTGAAGACCCAACAAAACCATCTGATTTACCAGGAGTTAAAGTTGGAACTTACATCACTACAAGTGATAGATTCATGACCGAATTTACACCTGAGGGATTTTTGAAAATGACTTTTGGAGGAGGTAATACTTCCGCGGAAGACCAACTTAGAGAATTTGCAAGAACAGGTATAAATGTACAAAGTATGCAAAGTTACTTAAATAACTTTTCATTAGGTAGTACTTTAAAACCAAACACAACGATATTTGTTCAATACCGAGTTGGTGGTGGTTTAGCAACAAATTTAGGGGTTAACGTTATTAATCAAATTGGTACTGTATCATTTTTTGTTAATGGACCGTCTGAAGATATTAATACTTCCACAGTTAATTCGTTAAGTTGTAATAACGTTACTGCCGCAATTGGAGGGGCGGGACTTCCTACTCTTGAAGAAATTAGAAATTATGTTTCATTTAATTTCGCAGCTCAGAATAGAGCGGTAACAATTAATGACTATGAATCATTAATAAGAAAAATGCCGTCTCAATTTGGAGCCCCTGCTAAGGTTGCAATAGTTGAGGAGGATAATAAAGTCAAAGTTAAAATTTTATCTTACGATACCTCAGGAGCATTGACCGCGATAGTTTCAAACACTCTTTTAAATAACTTAGCGGAATACCTATCAAACTATCGAATGTTAAATGATTATATTTCAGTTGAAACTGCGGAGGTTATTGATTTAAGTATTGAATTGTCTGTGGTTTTAGACGCTACCCAAAATCAAGGAGCGGTAATAAGTTCAATCATTAATAAAATTTCAGATTATTTTAGCCCCGCAATTAGACAATTAGGTCAGAATGTTAATCTATCTGAAATAAATAGGATTATACAATCTGAGAACGGGGTTTTGTCTGTTACAGATACCCAAGTCTTTAATAATGTTGGGGGTCAATACTCATCGTCTGAAACATCAATGTCTTATATTGATGCTGCGACAAAACAAATTGGGTCTGTTGACGGAACAATTTTTGCATTACCAAATCAAGTTTATCAAATTAGGTATCCTAATAAAGATATTAGGGTTAAGGTTAAGAATTTCCAAACAGTATCTATCACTTAATAATTTATTTATTAAATAATGTGGTTATGTTTATGATAAGTCATATATCATAGAAATACTTGTGCTCGGAAACTTTAAAAACGTTCCATTAACTATTTATGAAATAAAAGGATTTAAATTAGATGGGTAAATCATATAGAATAAAAGCAGTTCCCGGTAAAGATACCAATATTGTCGTGGAAGTTGACCAAGATTTTGAGCAACTTGAAATATTATCGTTAAAGATAAGACAAGATGATGTCTATCTAAGAATGTGTTCCGATTACGGGGTTATTGCGGGAAGGGTATTTGCAAATAACGGATACGGAATTCCGAACGCTAAGATTGCGGTATTTGTACCAATATTACCAGGGGACATTGAAAATCCTATTATTTCTACATTATACCCTTACAAAAATTTAGAAGACACTAATGAAGATGGGTATAAGTTTAATTTATTACCTTATCTACCATCCTATGACAACCACGTTGCGACAGGAACATTCCCAACAAGAAAAGACGCATTAGTTAATCAAACAGTTGTAGAGTTATACGACAAATATTATAAATTTACAGTCACAACTAATGATAGTGGTGATTATATGATTTTTGGAGTTCCTGTTGGAACTCAAACTTTAGTAATGAACTTAGACGTTTCCGATATGGGACCGTTTTCGTTAGCTCCTGCAGACTTAGTTAGAATGGGAGTTGCAACTGAAGAACAATTTGATGGTGTTAAATTTAAATCATCTCCAAATTTTAACGAATTACCTCAAATTATTGTTTTAAATAAAACTATTGAAGTTTCTCCATTTTGGGGTCAGCCTGATATATGTCAAATTGGAATCACAAGAACAGATTTTGACATAACAAGTGAAGCAAATATAGATATTAAACCTACGGCAATTTTTATGGGGTCGTTGGTCAGTTCTAGTGAGAAAACCGCAGTAGACGCTGAAGGAGTTGCTAAAAAAGAAACAGGTAACCTATGTTCATTAACTACAGGTCCTGGAGAGATTATTGCAATTACTCAAACCATATATAGAGATGCCAATGGATTACCGGTATTAAAAAGAGGGGAAATCCCAAAGGGAGGTAAAGTTATTGAGGGGGATGGAACATGGATGTTCGATTTACCAATGAATATGGATTATGTTTACACTAATGAATTTGGGGAACAAGCTTTATCCGATGACCCATCAAAGGGAATTCCAACAAAGGGTAAATATAGGTTTAAAATTAAGTGGCAACAAAGTAATAATACTTTTGAGGATTATAAAAGAGGTTACTACTTAGTTCCAAATATTAGGGAAAAAGGATGGGTAAGTGGAGGTTCAGACCCGTTAAATGGTTCATCAGGTCCTACCGCTTATTTGGCGGCCCAAAGGTCTTATGCGTTTAGTTTAGATTGGTCGGCTTATACTGTTAACACACCTATTAACATAACAAATCCTGATATTAGTGAAATCGTAAACTGTGAGGATACTTTTTATGAGTTTGACTATAATAAGGTTTATACTGTATCTGAATTATTGGATAATAATAAACATAATTCAAATAAAGAAAGATTTATAGGGATTAAACGTATTGATGACGACACTTGTTCAGATACTGTTAACCGTTATCCTGTTAACGATGGAGTTTTCCATACAACACTAATTTGGAGAATTTTTAATATTTTATTGGTTATTCTTGGTATTGTAGGATTAATTCTTTTAATTATATATTCAGTAATTGCCTTTCTATGGCCTTGGTTGAAATACGTCCTATATGGATTATTATTGTATTGGTGTGGAGACCACATAGCATCCGCGGTGGAAGGTATTATTGCTGCGGCAACTCCTTCTGTAGGTTTTGGGGCTACAGTATGGGTTGCGGGGATTATTTACTATGGAGTTATGTTATTAATATGGATAGCTCTTGCAGTGTTAATAACGATTGCGTTCTTAAAGT